AAATTTATTTCATCTGTAAGACTTCTATACTCAAAAGGAGTGGCTTGACTGCCTACTTCTAGCTGAACTCCTGTAATTTCAAAAGTTGCACTAGCTGTAGCAGACCAACTTTGACCATAATCTTTTACTTGGTCTGAACCAGAATAAGTTTGCCAAGCCTCGTTTGTATGCCCAGAAGTTGAATAATTTGTTCCTGCATGTACAAAAAAATGCACACCTAATCCCTCTCCACTATCATCGTTTATAACAACACCAGAGTCACCTTTAATTGCATGAGTTACTTTTGTCCAAGTGTTTGCAGAAAGTGTAAATTCAAAAGAATAACTTTTTGCACCAGAATCTACATTGTATATCTGTATTGCGTAAGTTCCTGCTAAACTACTTTTTACCCAAAAACTTAAAGTAACAAAAGAAGTTGCCGAAGTGTAATTCCAACCGCTGTTAGCTAAATTTGTTGCTTCTATTTTTTGTTGAAATCTTACATAGTTAGCTGCAGCATCACTACCAGCAGAAGTATTAGTAATTTTTACAGCACTTCTAAAGCCATGTGAATAAGGTGTATCTGAACTGCTTAAAGCAGATTGTGCATAAGTTACCGTACCACCATTATAGTCGTTGTAAAATCTGTCACAAGTATAACTACCATTAGTTGTTGTACTAGTACCTCTTTGAGCTACTCGCATATCACCATTAATGATAAGGTTTCTACGACCTATAACTTGGTCGGCTACTAACTCTGGTGGAATCTTAGTTGTCATTTATATCTCCTAATAATAAAGTCTGTCATCTACCATAGTTCTTGGGGTAGGATTAATTAAACTTGACTTCATATGTTTTAATGATTTTTTGTAATCTTCTAAAGCAAAAGCAGCTTGTTGTGGGCTTTCTTTAAATTGCCAAACATAATATCTAACTCTAGCTGTAATTACATTACTGTATTGTTCGGGAAAAACTATTTCGTCACCAAAAGCACTTAATGCTGTTGGTCTATTAAAAGCATAAAAATGTATGTTATAAACTTTGTCCGGTATTGGACTTAACCCAAACTTTCTACTATCTGGTGATTTAAATACATATCTAGGTTCACCATAAGCTTGAGTATTTGCATCGTCAGCATTTTCAGCATCTCTTAAAAATCTTCGCCACTCTTCAAGATTAATATGTTTTAAACCTTTAGAAACAAATGGAGCTGCTTCACCTGATACATTTATTGTAGTAATATAAAAGTCATCCCAATCAATCGAAGCAAAGTCTGTAGTTAAACTAGAACTATCAGCTTTTAGTGTGTACCATCTTTGCCCGATAACTGAAGCTACAGTTGTATTTCCATAGAAAGGGTCTGTTGCTCCGCTTAATCCTGCAGCAAAGAAAGGTAGTTGTGGTTCTTCATTAGCCACATCAAATATAGATTTATTTATAGAATCTTTTACAAATTGTTGTAAGCCTACAGCACTTGCGAAGTTTGTAGATGTTAAAGGAACTTCGTTTAGTTCTCTTAATATTTCATTAGTTAAATCTAAATAAGTTGTTGCCATTATTTTTTATGAATTTTTTGTATTTTAAAATCTGCTTTTAATGAAGCTCCTTTATGTTTAACAAACTTTCCAGTGTGTTTCATAAGCTTGTAACCTTTACCATCTTTCATCCAATGGTAGCCTTTGGGTGCTTCAACTTTCATGTTAGCAAGGTTTAGCTTTAGGCATTACTTCTCCACCATGTCCATACATAGTTCTTCCGCCTTTCATCATTTTCTTTTTAGCCATTCCGCCATACATCATTTTTTTCTTTTTATCTTTATCTTTACCGTACATTATTTTATTATCCTTTTTAATTTTTATAAAAAAGGAGAGGTCCGAAGACCTCCCCAAATTTAGTATTAGTCAATACCATAGAATGCAGAAACTAAAGCTTCGTCTCTTAAGACGTTAGCTCCGTATACGTGCAATCCACGAACTATGTCACCAAACGAAGTTGGGTCTCTCAACACTTCTGTTGAAAGAATAGTTTGTGCAGTAGCTGTAGATGAAATATGTCCAGCCAAACATTTACCAGCAGCATTAGATACTGCAGCAATATTGTTTGATTTGTACATGTCAAATCCACGAAGTTTACCACTTGATACTAAACCATTTCTAATTGAGCCTTGACCTGCGTTGAAGTCTACAGACAGCAATTTAGAAGATGATTGACCTAGTACTTCATAGAAGTCAGGACTAGCAACGAACCATCTACCTTCTTCAGGTACATTTTGTTCGTCTAATAGTCTAGCCATTCTAGCCATTAAGTCTAGAGGGTCAGTCTCAGACCCACCACTTCCGATGTCAGCAGCACCAGAGCCATCAAAGACTCCTGCACCTAAGTCAGTTGCACTGTCAGCACCTAAAATGTGATTAGGTGAAGAAGCAGAACAACCAGCAAACATCTCGACTAAGACAGCAGCGTCGTATGCATCTTTAAGAGCATAAGCGGCTGATGAAGTAGCGACTTCTTTAAAGTTAACGTGAGACATATTAGTTTCAATATCATCAACGATGAATTTGAAAGCATTAGCCGAGTCAACAACTAAAGAAGCTTCAGCATCTGTTAGTTTAGTTTGTGTTGTGTCAGTATTTCTAGTATACGCTGATACAGAAATTACTGGCTCTTTGATAATCTTTACAGAGTCTCCAAACGCTGATATTTCTCCAGCGTAATCAGTGTTAGTGATAGCTTCAACTACCGAAGACTTTCTGAAAAAGTTTAAAACCTTTTTAGAATAAATCGAAGGTAGGAAAAAACTATTAGTTTGTCCACTGACGGAGTTTGCAAAGTTAGCATCAGTATCCGTTGAGGGTTCAAAAAATTGAGCCATGGGATATTCTCCTGTGTTTTATAGTTTATTTAATGATTCTGCCTTGTTGCATTGCTTCACTAATTTCACTTTCGTGCTTATCAAATTCAGCCATGCTCATTGCAGCAATCTCCTTTTCAGACCATATTTTCTCTTGCGTTGGTTCAACAGTAGTTGTTTTAGTTGAAACCATATCCGCAGCAGATTTAGTCTGTTTAGAAGATGACTTTTTCTTTTTCGGAGTTTCCAAGCCTATATCCTTTTTAAACAAATCTATAGCTCTACTAGCTAAGTCAGCATCGTCAGCGTTTTTGTATATCCAATCTTGGATAGACTTAGGCTGTTCTTTTGCCCAACTGTGAAAATCATCACTGTTTCTAACATCGTCAAAATCAGGATGTCTTTCCATTAACCTTTTTTCTGCTTCTTGTTGTGATATTTCTACTTCACGCTGTTGGAGTTTACTAAGACGTTCTTCTAGAACTTTTGCCTTAGATTCACTTTGCATGTGAGCAACTGTTTCTACAACTTCATAAACATCAGGATATTGTGTTTTAAATTGTTCAAGTTCTTCTTCGGTTTTTGGAGCTGTATATTCAGTTCTATTTTTAGTAGCTTCTTCTAGCAGTTCTTCTTCCCTTGACTTAAACTCATTAAGTTTACTATCATAATGTTTTTTCAAATCATCATAACGTTTTTTATAATCAGGCTTTTTATAAGGAGCTTCTTTAGCTTCTTCCTGACGAGCTTCTTGAGGTTCTGCTACAACTTCTGTAACTTCGTTACTTTCATTTGTAGGTTCTTCAAAAAACATTTCGTTACTTGATTTAAAAGGTTTATCTTCACCAGTATGCCAAGCTTTTTTTTGGTTATAAGGATTTGCTTGTTCCTCTTTTAAGACTTCTTCAGTCATTTTCTATCCTCCTAATCAGGGCTTTGTTTACAAGGTAGCTCTATGTCGACTAGAGGGCTTGTTTGTAAAGGTCGCCTTTCGGTTGTTATTATATAATAAAGTGCCTATTGCTAGGGTAGCTTTATTGCTTTTAACTTCTAACGTAGGGTCTAGTAGAAAGCATAGACTTTTTGAGTTCATCATCAACTAAGTCGCTTTCTTCTTGCATTGCTGCTTGAGAACCAACCGTTTCTTTTGTAACTCTAATGTCTTGTCTTACAGCCGGTGTTTCCACAGGCATAGGAGTAAGACCAGTCTCTTCTTCTATTTCACCACCGTTAGCAGCTAATTGTCTTTCTTCTGCTTGAGCTTCAGCTTGTTTCATCATAGACATTAAATTGTCTGCTCCGATAACATCTACAGCTTTTGCAGTAAAGACAAATTCTCCATCAGATAACCTTGCAGGTATACTATCGGAGACTTCTGACCCCGGACCATCAACTGGTCCAGAACCTGAAAATTCCATTGCAACTTCCATAACTTTGTCGAATAACATACTAAGTTGTGGGTTTGCTTCTAATTCTTGCATAAGCATTTCTTCTTCATTTTCATCTAATGCTTCATCTATTAAAAAGTCTAAATAGTTATCTTCCATCATTTCATCTGGAACTTGAGACTCTTCTATTGCTTGTTGTTCTTGTAATTCTTCTTCGGCAGTTTCTGCAACTGGTGACATCATATCTGCCATTTGATTTCCCATGTCAGGTGTTTCTTCTGTTTGCATCATGTTTGTCATTTGGTCATCCATTAACATACCACCGTCTTGCTTTCCTTCTCTTAACATTGCAAAGTCTTCACCAGTAATATCACCATCATTATTTTTATCTAATTCTTTTTGACCACCAGTTAATCCACCTTTCATCATTTTTTTCTTTTTATTATTTTCTACCATTACTTCTATAATTAATTTGTCAGCATCTTCTTTTTTAACATCAGGATTATTTTTAAATATTACAGCCTTTGCTTCATCTCTAGTTTTTAAATTTTTTAAAGCTGATAACATTCTACCTGCTGAATCTTTTACCCCTTGATTTCTAATTTCTTCTATAGAAGATATTTCTTTTTCAGGCATAATATCTTTATCAAGCATGTTAGGCTCATTTAAAGCTTTTGCTATTCTAGCTTCTTCTTTTTTATCATATTCGCTTTTAGCCATACTATTCCTCTATCCTTTTTAAAGCTTCTTTAACCTGCTCCGGTAGGGATTCCAACCGTGCCAGAGAAGCTATCCTCCCCTGCAACCGGAACATCTCCGATTCCGATGTTGCCACCGCCAGTGCCTGTAGCTCCAAGGTCTTGAGGTTGGACAGGTGTTCCTGTAAGACCTCCCATACCTGTTGGTTGTTGACTACCGGGTTCAGTTTCCTCGCCTGTGTTTTGTTGAGCATTTTGCATTCCTATAATTTGTGCCATGATAGCTGCTTCCTCTGGGTCATTCAGAATCTCATCTGGGTCAAGGTCTAAGCTGTAGGCAAGTTCACTAACTAATTTAGATATTTTAACAAATGGTGCAATAGCAGGACTTTGTGCAGTTTGTAAGAACATAGTAAGTCTTTGACTTCTAACTTCTTTTTGCATCAAGCTATTTGTACCAGTTGCTTTAACTTCTAAATCACCTTCCACATTCAAGCTACCATCAAAAAACTGCATGTTCCATTGAAAGTAAGACTCTCCTAGTGGCTTTAGTAAAAAGTCGTCAAGATTTTTAACAACTGTTTTTATATTTAAACTTGCTGCTCCTAATAACATTGACATACCTGAAGCAGTCCTTGTCATACTTTGAACTCCTGTTTGACCATGTGAGTAACTAGGTATTCCAGTTTGTTCATCAGCAAGTTGTCTAAATCGGTCAAACATCATCATATTTTCTGGTGCTGTGTTTGGAAACTTCAAACCATAAATAGATTGACCGGGCATTCCAGCTTGTCTTCTAAAGATTTTACCGGGATAGACTTCCATATTTTGCCCACCTACCAAAGCTGATTCATCAACATCAAATACTAATGAACCTGCTAATGCTAAATTATCAATAGCCATACGAGCATGACCATTCATAATTTGTTGAGAATCATTCATGTTCTCAGCTACTCCTATACCAAAGAAATTATAAGGATTTCTTTCGTAAGGAAATGCACTGTAAGGTATGCGATATGGTGTAAAAGGATTAATTACTGCTCGTAATACTTTATTACCACATACCCATGCATTTATTTGTACTTCATCTAAGTCATCTATAGAGTCATCTAAGTCTATACCTACTTCTCTTGCATATTCGGCATCCATGATACCCCAATATTCAAGTACTTCAAAGTTAGCTGTATAGCTATCATCTACTTGATGGTCATCTCTTAAATGAGATTCAAAATCTTTATCTTCGTAATTAGCTCCTTGTCGGATACATTCTCTAATAGCATCCTCATTAAAGAAAGGCATATTTCTTAACTGCCTTAACTGACTACGATTCATTTTATGTCTGTGAACTACGTATTCACATTCTTCTATGTTAGTCGCTGCAGGGTCTGGATAAAAATCCCAACAGCTTACAAATTCAATTCTAGGTACTCTAACTTCTAAAGGGTTGTATTGTCTTTCACCTTCTTCATCCTTATCCCACTTGTGAAGTTTTTTATTAAAGTTAAATGGTCCTTTAATAATTCCTGTACCTAATAATGATGATTCTAATAAAGCATTTCTTATTTCTGAACCACCGTTTGATTCTTCTATTTGGTCATGGATAAGTTTTTCCATTCTTCTTGCAGTTAATTGTGCAATAGAAAATTCTGGTACTTGAGGATTAGCTGATAAACCTTCTTGTAACATTCCTTGTTCATCTGCTTGAGTAACTATATCGTCTTCAAACATTCCTGTGCCAATCGTTGCACCAGCTTTTAAAGTTTTACCATCTCCTTCATAACCAACATTATAAATATTTTCTGCTGGTTCGTCTTCTAATCTATTTCCAATGTTATCAGGAATACTAGATTCAATACCTATTTGAGGATTTTGAGTATCTAAGTAAGCATTTTCTTTTTCACCTTCAGGTATTTTAGTTTCTTCAATACCTATAGGAAATTTACCTGTGCCAAAAATAACGTCTACTAATTGACCGAATGCAGCTAATACTTTTGTTTTAGTTATTTTAACAAATATTCTAGACTTTTCAGATTCTCTAAACTTTACAGACCTATTGTATAAACCTCTATAATTTTCGTAAGCTTTTAGCCATCTTTTTTCATCACCGTTACGAGACTCTTCTGCTAAAGCAAATCTGCTTTTAATTATACCTACTAAATTATTTCGTTGGTCTTCTTCCAAAGATAAAGTTTTACCTGCTTCACCCTCTACTTCTTCGTAGATGTCATTAGCATTTAAAAATGTATTTTTATCGTCTGCCATTATCAATAACCAAAATCTGAATCAGCCGGTTTAAACATATCTCGTTTAAAACCTCTTAACCTTTCTAATGGATTTTCCATTCTAGGTCTGCTCATTATCATGTATCTTAACGCATCATATGCGTGGTCAGAAGCATGGGTATCCACGTCTTCTGGATTAGTTTTTGATAACGGTATACTTTGTAGCTCTCTTATTAAGTTTGGACAAGTATTGAATATTTGCAATTTAGGTCTACCGTTATCTCTTATTTTTAAAAACTCATGTATTTGAATTTTACCTTGTACTCTATTTTTATCAGCACGTCTTAACTTATGACCTGCTCGTAACAAGGCTTCTCCAACGGTAGGACCAGTCGTTCCTGTCCTAGCCCAAGCTGCAGTATCCAATACACCATTTACTGAAAATGGGTCTACCACTTCCATATCTGTTATTATACTGCCTAATTCTTCTCCTGTCAAGCCTTTTTTATATAATTCTCTATAAATTATTAAAGTATTGTCATTCATGTCTATAGTTCCCCATAAACAACAGCTTTCAGCAGCATAACCATAGTCAACTCCTTTTGTTCTTTCCCACGGTAAAGGTATCTCAAAAGGTGGTATTACATGTACTGTAGGGTCAAATTCTACAAAAGCTGCACCTTCTGCTACATCCCAGTTACCTTCTAATAGCTGTCTTCGCTGAATAGGAGGTAAAGAATTTAGCATTTGCTCATAGATACCATCCTGTGCTAAATAAGGATTATCTGCTAACTTAGCTGGAATAAACTTTCTGGTTAAACCATCTGTACCTAAAAAACTTTTATTTGAATCGTAAGGGTCTATATATCTTCGTTTAACCCAGTTAGAACCAACTCCACCGGGGTTTGCAGTGCAACGTAAATAAGTTTTTATTTCTGGGTCAGTTGTTCTTAGACGAGAAGCTAAATAGTTCCAACTAAATTCTGTAGGTAAATGAGTTATTTCATCAAAGCCAATCCAACTATAAGCTTGTCCTTGATAGCGATACACGTCTGCATCTCTTTCTAAGAAACCAAACTCTATCTTTGCACCGCTTGGAAAGTTCCAAAGTTTTTCTACTTCTCTAAATTTAGCACCGGGAAATGCTTGGGGATACAGCTCACGAGATTTATCTATCATCTCTCGTAGTTCTGGCATAGACCTTCTAAGTATCAATGCTCTATGAGCTTTTCGATGAGCATAGCGTAGTGGGTCAACAATCATTGCATAAGATTTACCACCACCTGCAGCACCTCCATACAGTACATCTTTTTCATCTGCAGCTAAAAAATCTGTTTGCGGTCCATCATTAGGATTAAATAAAACATTAGCATCTTTTAAATCGTCTTGGACTTTTGTTGGTAAATTACTTAGCTCATCAGTAGTGGCAGTATTTTTTTCATCACCACTTAAATCTTGTAAAGTATCTTTTTGTTTTTTTAAAGACTTACGAGCATTGTTAAGTTTCTGCTCAATTTTTTTAATATTCTTTTGTTTTCTAGAAATAGCACGATGAGCTGCAAACTTTGCTTCATCTGCTAAAGCTGGTCTACCGCTTTTTTTTCTAGGTGTTCCGTCTTTTTTTAAAACAAAGTTACCTTCATCATCTTGCAAGTAGAGATGAGGATTCTGTTCCCAGTCTTTGAGTTCTTGTTCCATACTTTTTATCTATGTGTTTTTTTAATCCGGGAGTTGAAATCTTACGTCCTGTTTCATACTCTAGCCAATCTACTGCAGTTTGTAAAGATACTTCTTCATTAATAATCATATTTTCAACAGTTAACAAAGCTTCTAACTCTTCTTCAATCGGTTTTAAATGACCAGTAACTTCATCATACTCATAACCAAAAGGTATAGTAGATGTAGCTCTTTTAATATAACCGTCAGGTAACATATTCATAATATTATCATTCCTGCTACTAATCCAGTAGTAGCTAAAAATATTGGAAGACATAAACCAATACGAAACGGATAAACTTCAAATAGCTTTTCTAAATTATTATTTGAAATATGTTCTAAGGTTTTCCCAATAAGTTTGTAATTGTGTTTTAATTTTTTCATAAGTATTAGGGTTTTCAGTTTTTATAACTAATACACCTACAACAACACCTACAATAATTATAAAAATTATACCATCCATCATTACTTCTCCTGTTTAGATTTAAATATTTTATCCCAATTATTTTCAAACTGTGCTCGTGATACTTCTATTGGTCTAGGTCTAGAACCCTTGCCTATGCGGTTAGGAGTCAGTTTTATTGGTTTTTCATTGTTGCCTATCTGTGCCATAATATTTTCGAGCAGTTTAAATTCTTACTCAGGAAGTATATTTAGTCAGTCCATTTGATACCACGGTAAATACCATGGGATGCTTTAGTAGACTTACTAGGTTCTGCATCATGTTTAGTACCTCTGTAAATACCCGGTTGAGCTTTCGCTTTTTCAACGTAAGTATTTTCAGGAGTTACTTTGATACCTCTGTAAGTAGCCATATCGTGCCTCCAGTTTTCATAGGTTAATATTAAGTCATATTAAAATGACAGCCTATGCGTTCCTTCGGTAGATGTCGGTCTCTGTTCCTACTATTAGTACTTAGCTTTCCCCTATTACTAGGGAGGTTTTCCTATCTTCCTACTTCCGTCTCTTTCGAGATGAACGAGTTACTGATTATGACAAGCTAATGCTTGTTGTTTAATCAATTCTTTTACTTCTGCCTCAGATAAAATAATCGGTTGTTGTTGCAGAGGCTTAGACATAAGTTTACCATTTAACTTTGTCTGCCCAGTATGCAGCCGACATTTTGCCTTTGGCAATGTTCTTTGCATGACGAGCTTTAAAACTTTTACGTTTAGCTTTCATACGGTCAGATTCACCAGCTTTTGGTTTACCTGCAGTACTAGCTCCCTTTTGTCCAAACCTTATGAGTTTTAAAGTATGTCCATCTTGAGCTAATACCATGTGTGATTTAGTTTTATGTCCGGGAGTTCTTTTAGGTTTATTTACTCCAGTTAAACTATGTTTTTTAAGTAAAGCTTTTTTTCTATTTTCATGTGCCATTAACTTACCTTTCTATATTTTTTAGTTTTCTTAGCAACTCTTTTAGGTTGTTTGCTATGTTGTTTACCTTTTTTAGTATCTTCCCTTTTCTTTTTAGTCGAAGCGGCGTACTCCTGCGGAGTAAGGCTTTTTATAGCTTTCTCTGGTAGATAACGTTCACCAGTCTCTGAAGACTTCTTACCTGACTTAGTTCGCCATTTCTGTTTAGTCCAGCTTCTAAGACTTCTTTGTGACTTTTTTAAACTCACGATTTATATCCACCACCTTTGGCTTTATATTGTTTAGCTAACATCTGAGCTTTACGAGCTGACCATTGACCAGCTTTACCGCCTTTTGTTCCTGCTTTAATTCTATTAAATAAATTCTTACGCATCGTAGGTTTGGTATAGTTACCAGCTTTATTTACGGTACTTTTCTTTTTCTTTGCTGTAGTTTTTTTAGTCATGTTGATTATGTTGTCTATGATTAACTTTAGCTTCCCAGTTTTCAATCGCTTTTTTAATACTCTCTTCAGCTAACACACTACAATGTAATTTGATTGGTGGTAAATTTAAAGCTTTAGCTATGTCAGCATCCTTTATTTCTTTTGCTTCAGCAATAGTTTTACCTTTTAACATATCTACAAACATAGTGCTTGAAGCTATCGCAGAGCCACAACCATAAGTTTTAAACTTAACATCTTCTATTATATCATTGTTAAGTTTTAATTGCAACTTCATAACGTCTCCACATGCAGGAGCACCTGTCATACCTGTAGCAACATTAGGGTCTTTAGGGTTAAACCTACCAACTGCATGTTTAGCAGGATTGTTTAACACACTTTCAAATCTAGCTACTACTTCTTTTGAATATGCCATTACTTGCTTAAAAAGTTAACTGTAATTAAGTAGCCAATAATAAAACTTATTGTAAAAATAACTAAGTCTATCAATGTAACACTCTATCTATTATTGATTCTTCGTCTGTTGAATAGTGCATTAAGCCATCAGAAACATAAATATCAGTAAACTCACCGACAATAGTTAGGTTGTTAGCTTCAGCAGCTTCTTCAGCTTCTTCAAGATTAGGTGCAACTATATTAGGTCCAGCATACTTTTTACCTAGTTCTTCAATCTCTGTCAGAAATATCTTCATACTCATCACTCTCTATTATTACGTTTTCTTTCTGAGGTAGTATAAAGATACCACCTTGTACATTATGTTCAACCTGTACCCTATCCGTCTTGCTCACACCTACTCTATCTAAAATAGTTTGGGCTGCTGCAAGTTTTTGACTTGCTTGAGGTACAGGTCTATCAGAATCAATCATTTCGATTAACTTAAAAGCAGCTCTAGGTGCAGACTTGGCAAGTACATCCGAGGCTAAATCAACTACTTCATTTTTAAGTGATTTGATAACTTGATAGTGATTGCCTGAGTATCCTGCTAATTCTGCAGCCTTTTTAAAGTCGCCTTTAGTTTCGACTAGATTGTCTAAAAAACTCTGTTGTTTCTCAGTTAAGTTCTTTTTACGTGTTTCAGATAAATACGTCATACTTATTATTATAGAGTTACTTTGCAAGTTTGTCAAGTTATTTTAAAATTATCATAAAGAACTTGACAAATGGTGAAAAAAAGTGTACAATATACTTGTATGCCACCCCGGTGCATACCTATAGAATAACATATCCCTATAGAGCTTTTAAAACCTTGTACAACGTACAGGGTTTTTTATTATATAATTAGTGTTAGTTTTATTATAAAGCTTTATAAAGTTTAGGGCATCTGGTTAATACCTTAACTGGGTAGAAATGTATGAGTTTTATATATATATACCCCCTCCCCCCATGTGCATCCTGCCCACCCCCTTATAACTAAAAGTTAGAAACTTTCCAATCTTTATAACCTTGTAAATAAAGGATTTCTCCTATCACACTCTACAAAGTTTTGCAAGTGAATTGTGTGAAATCTTTGTGAACTTTATAAAACCTTTAAAAAGTACTTGACAAACTTTATAAAGTGTGCATCTGGTTAACGGAATACTGGCAACCTTGTAAAGTTTATAGAGTTTACTTTTCAACACTTTATAATGGGCTGTGGCTACTTCTCAAGCTTTGCAAGTGTTTAAACTGCCCTAACTAA